ATTTAAGTATTGGTCTCCAACCTGCATCAAAGAATTGATACGCTCCATCACCAGGTCCACCATTTGTTTTAAAAATTAAACCACCTGTTCCATTCTCCTCTATAAATGAAGTATCACCATCGACAATTGAGTCTCCATTAGAATCATTTTGACTAGAAAGACTATCAGTATGAGATATTTTTAAATCATTACCATCACCAAATCTTAGTTCATCATTATCAGCAAATTCAATTGTCTTTGGTGACAAGGTATTTGTTGAAGGATTATATTTTAAATCACTATCTACTCTAATAGGATTATTACCACTAGTTGATTCAACAAATGTTACATATTGATCTGCATCTGTAGAGTCTACATTTACTCCAACATTATTTGCGTTTGCCACACTGGTTGAACTTGCATCTATCCATACAGTATCTGTTCCATCTGATGCTAATAATTGCCCTGATGTTCCAAAGTCACCATCACCATCAAATAATTTACCATTAATAGTAATATTATTAAGAGTTGCTGAAGATGAAATTTGTAAGCTTTGTCCAGTTATACTTGAATCTACAGAGACTGTACTTTTAAATGTTACGGCACTACTAAAATCTGAAACACCAATAAAAGTTGAAGTGCCATTCACTTCTAATTTTGCACCTGATGCTACAATTGCATTAGATTGAAAGAATGAATTACTTAAAAAAGTAACGTTGGATTGAAAAGTATGGTCAAAACTAGTTTGATTTATATTGATAAGAGACATACTAACCTAGTCCTTTTATTGCCTTTGATGCGACAGAAACTGCTAGTGCAGCACCAGGTCCACCTGCTGCCGCTGCCGCTGCTCTAGCGATACCCTCTGCTTTAAGACCTTTATATGATAGATTGAGAAGATTATTTACATTATCTTGTGTGGCAATACAATCATCTCCATAGGAATGAGGTGCATCACAATACGCCTCTTGAGCTTTAATATCAAACTTTTTACCACAATCCAACTTCATATTACCACCACTCTTCAAATTTAAGTCACCTCTAGACTCTATAGTGACTTTCGCACCCTTAATTAGAACTTCACCATTTTCTTGAGCAGTAATAAGAATACTTCCCTTCATACCAGTAATGCAAATATCAACACCACCACGGTCAGAGTTTACACCTCCAATAATTTCAATAGTTCTATCATTATAAAGGCGATAGATACCACCTGCCATCATACCAGAAAGAGATACATCTCCATTCTCGGTGTATCCATACAAATCATAGATTCCTGGACCATTGAATCCAGTCTGTGGATTATTTACGTCAATTCTAAACTGTGGACTAAAACTTATAAATTGTCTTTTTTCCCAGTTCTGATCGTGTGCCATTTATATAATTGTTTTTAGGTATTTAGTAGTAACCACCTGATCCTCCACCAGAACTTGGAGGTGGAGATGATGGTGGAGAACTTGGAGGTGGGGATGATGGTGGAGAACTAGGAGGAGGAGTTGACTGTGGCGATGATGGAGGAGGAGTAGGTGTAGGATCTGGTGTAGGTGTAGGATCTGATGCAGCAGTCTGTGCCGTAGTTGTCGTGGTCTCTACATTCACCTGAGTTGTGGTGCTAACTGATGAGGTTCTAGATCCAAGACTTGCCTCAGGAGTATCATAAATGTACTGATGTGCTACTTGAGTGTGCCTTGATCCAACCATTTTTCTTCCATTATTTGGATGAACATGGAATGGTCCATAATACTCCTTACCATTAACATATCCAACAAGATTGTTTTCATTTGAAATACAATCAACAACCCGTTTGACTTCACCTTGATATTCTTCTGGTCTCTTGATAAGTCTTGGTTTGAATATAACACCAGAACCTGTTCTAGTTCTTACATCGAACGTAACCAAATTATCAACTGGTTTGTATGTAATAGAAACACCATCACCTATGCGTGTTGCATTTGTGATACCACCAACATCATCTACTTTCACTGTGTACTGATTGCCATTACTATCAAGTGCTATATCATCTGGAGAATATCCAGAACCAGGTGATACAATCAGTGGTCCATTTATGTCATTTGGTACATACTCACTAAGATCATCACCTATCACATAATCCTCACCTTCAGTTACTATGTAAATGTCTGTGATCTGCTGATAGGTTGGGGAATCTTCATCATAATCAATCACTGCTCTTGCAGAAGCACCAAATCCACTTCCACATTCATCTACAATCTCTACAAATGGTGGGAACGTATATCCACCACCACCATTTACAAGATCAACACCAATGAGACTTCCAGTTAAACCTCTTCCACCGTTTGCAATACTTTCAATAGCACCAAAGATTGCATTTGCAGTGCCACCTTGTCCACTTCCACCAAAAATTTTAATCTTTGTACCACCACAACCACCGAGTTCTGGAAAACCAGCAAAACAATTTCCGAGAGCACTCTTGAATCCTGGAACAGAAACACTTGGATTCATAAAATCAAATACACCAAGAGAACCTGTCGCTGCAGCAATGTCTTGAACTACATTTATAGCAGCATCCCCAATAGATTGTGCTTGATTTGCAGTATCTAGAATTTCATTTACTGGAACACCAACTTTATCTGTCGATCCTTTACCAATTACCCATTCATTAGACACAAGATCATAGTCTGGTGCTATCTCATTACAACCAAGTCTATCTGCAAGACCTAAAATAGAATCTCCTGTCTTTCTGAAAAAGTCTAATACAGAGAATCCTTGTAAAATTTTATCCAAACCACCCATTAATGGTGATAAGAACTTAGTAACACTACCTATAATTTGATTCATCAAGGCACCAACAACCTGATCTCCTATACAGGAGACAAAGTTTGTAACATTATCTGCTACACTGGTTAAAAGACCCTTAATAGTTTCACCTATACCATTAATTACGTTGTTAGCAACACAAGGTATTGCATCAGATAACTTTTTAATTGGTCCAATAAAAAGTGCTTGAGCAATAGTGCCTGCTTTCTCTGCCGCAGCGGGACTCCTAGTCGCGGCAAGAACTAAAGCATAAACTTGATCATATAAAAATTGTAATCCACTATTAAGAGTGGGTATCAATGCCTTTGTCAAGTTCATTGTCATATCATTGATCATACGAGTAGTGCCCTTCTGTATACTCGCAGTCATACTATCAATCTCTTTCAATAGATCTTGTTTTTTGTTGCTTACAAAATCAGTAACAGCATTAGTACCAGCTTCAATACCATCTCTAATATCTGAAATCCTTTTAACGAAGTTATCAACATCATTTTTGATTGTCTGTGGAGCACTATCTCTGTCTGATGAAGCTGCTGTTACTTTTTGCCCAATCGTTTTGGATGCTGATATTTCTTTTGTCGCTTCTGCCTTCTCCTTTGCTTGTACTTCCGCTAGAGCAGCATCTTCTGCGGCAATTGCTGGATCAATTTGCGTAGAACTTTCTGTTTTTTTGTTGATTTTATCTGCTGTTGCTTTATCTACAGAACGTGGAGATTTAGCAGAATTTGCATTCTGCTCATTAGATTGATTTTTTGCAAGTTTTGATCCATCATTCGTTATTCTTCCAGTATATCCTGTGAAAGGAACGAATGGACTTACATAGTCCTCTGAAGGTACAGAGAGTGTGCGACCAAACACACCAAGTATAACGGGAATCTGTGCGTTATCTCCATCAAGAAAAAATCCAAGAACGGAATCACCAGGAGCAATCTTTACCGAAGTTCCTCTGTTTGCAGCACCAGAACCATCACTGCAACCTAAAAGTGCTTGTGCCCAAGGAAGATCGTCATCAGGAAGATCAACTACACTATAAGGGTGATAACCAAGAATACGAACTTTGAAGCGGTTACCCCATCCACCACCACCTAGTTGACTTTTTTGCGCTTCCTGTGGTGCAACCTGACCGATCCACCAACGAAATCCGTCCCTTCCAATAAAATTTGTTTTAAGTAAAGACTCCTCTAACATTGTAATTACTTGTTATTTGTTCCGTATTGTCCAAATGTATCTCTAATCAGTTTCACTGAAGTATATGATCCCTCAGTGTCAAAATGATGGCACAGTTCTTTAATCATATATAGACCACTTTGGTCCTGATCATATTCATTATTCTTTGATACTGTTGTTTTGGGGAATAGACACTCAATGACATCACCTGCTTTCAAATTTGTATTAGAAGGCAACGTCAAAGTCATAGTCTGAGTGAATAATATATTATACCTCATAATTGCTTGAGACTGATACTGAAAGGGATCAGCATTTTCTTCAACAGAAACATCTTTCTCAAGAGTTCCAATATCAACAATACCTGTAATCATTCTACTAGGAATATCTCCAAGAGTATCTTTTTCACCCTCTTTTATAGGTGGAAGTTTGAAAGTTTCTCCAAGATTCTTTGACTTACCAGAATAATCTTCTAACTTAAATGTGCCTTTCTCTGGATGTGTAAATGCAAACGTAAGTGGATTGAAGAAAGCTCTTTGACTAGAATATGTTCCAAGACGAAGTTTTTCTAAGATGTTATTATTTCTATTAGTGACATGATTCAAAATTTGAAAATTTTGATCATTATCAGAGTCAGCGATTTGTGTTGAATTATAAGTTGCAACTTTGTCCTGACTAATCAATTTATCAACAGACTTAAAGTGATATCCATCCTTTGTTTCAAAGAAAAAGTATCCAGCAGTTCCATCTCCACTAATATCTGGAACACCTTTAGATGCTAACCAAGTCAGTAATGTAAATGGTTTTTTCATATTAGCGATAAAACCATACTTATTTGAGGTTTTATCAATATCAAGAGTCTTATTAGTAACCAAATACTTTTTAATTATTTCCTCAGCAGAAACAGATATTGGTGATGATGTTGGGAACTTTACTGGAACCCTGGAAGTCTCATTTGTGATTGCTTCTCTAGAGCACAAGTTAAGAACAAAAGTCTCTGCTTGATCAGTTTGAATTATGTTACTAATACTAGAAACATATAACTGTTTTCCATCTCTAGAGAAATCTAGTCCTGGATTAGAATCTGTATTTCCTTGAATTTTTATAGAGACTCTCTCACCACCCCTCAAAGGTAATCCTTGATAAATTCCCATATTATCAATTACATTTCCTGTGGTTGTCACAAGAAGTTTAGCAGTTATTGTTGGAGAGAATACATCCTCATAATACTCCATTGACTGAACACCAAGTCTCAGATCAATAGTTCTATTCTTATCAGTTGAAGATTCTATGAGTATTTCTTCGTACTTGGAACTATCTGTTGCTGCTGACATTATACGTTTCCTAGTTCTGACAAGAGAATAAGACTTACAAATCTATTTAACGGATCTTCAGAATTAAATGCTACAGTTTGAGATCCTCCACCACCTGTTGCTGGTTGTTGCTGATTATTTGTATTATTAGCAGTTGGTACTGGTATAGGAATAGTTCTTGATTTTTTAGTTGGAGTTACACTCTGTTGAGTAGTTGTGCGATTTGTAGACGATGATATGAGTGTCTGACTTGAATTATTGGTTAAAGAACGTGCTGTATTAGTTCCTTTTATTTCTGTAGATGTCAATTTAATCAAGGAGACGTATGGATCTGGATTCATATTACTTCTGTAAGCAGTTCTATTTCTTCTACTATCAACTTCAAAGTGAATATGTGATCCAGTGGACCTTCCAGTATTACCAGTAATTGCAAATGAAGTTCCTGCAGGAATATTGCCACCCTTAATAATAATGCTAGTATTATGGGCAAATCTCATCTGAACACCCAAAGAAGGAACCCACACATCAATAACATTTCCATATCCACCATCAAACTTAGATCCAACAACTTCACAATCAACTTTCAAAGATATGTAAAGACCAGGAGCACAAGCAATATCAATACCTGAATGAAAACGTTGTTGTCCACTAAATGGATCAGATCTATTTCCCCTAAGACTGGTTATTGTTGCACCCTGTCCAAGAATACTAGTTACATCCTGACCTTTAGAATATTTTGTGCTTGTGTTTATATTTGGTGATGTTTGTGCAGGTTGTTTATAATTTCCAAATTTTTTAAATGCCGCTTCAACTTCTGCTGGAGTAATCGTTGCTGTATTTCCATTAAACCCTTCATAATAACTTTCACCCCTTTTAACTTGACCTTTTCTTCCCATTGTAGGTGCTAAGACTGGAATACCAGCAAATTCCATTGCAAGTCTCTTTGCAGCCTCGTTTGGATTATTGATAATCATATCCGCAGTGATACCACGGTTTCTTATTAATGCCAGAGCAATCTTATCCTGATTTGCTGGACTAAAAAGATCTTTATTAACATCAAGATTTGCCAATGCTGCTTGTTTTAATGGACTTGTCAATTGATATCTACCTATTGCACCCCTTCCACCTTCAACTCCAACCGCTTTATTTGCCTCAGCGATTGTCATACTAGTAAGATCTGGGTTCTCATCGTCTGGTGCAATAGATGTATATCCACCCTCAGCACTTCCAATCAGATCTAATATTGGAGCAAATCTACCAGCATTTGTAGTTTGACCTGTTTGTCCAGTAGACGATGATCCTGTTGTGTTTGTGCCAGAGTTTGTCCCGTTACCTTCTCCAGTCTTAATACCTGTTAAAAATTCACCCAAATCAAAGTCTTTAAATCCTTGAATCATTCTAAAGAAATCTTGTGTAATTGCATTCACAGAACTCTCAAGTTTCTTATTATTTTTTTCAGCTTCTGTTAATGGAGTTTCATCTAAAATATTAGTAGTTCTATCAAGAAAGGTATCAAGTTGTGCAGTGAAGTCAGTATAAAACTCTTGAACATTATCAACCCAACTCTGCAATATAACTTGTAACTGTTGAATTCTTTCAATCAATCCTTGAACTCGTTTAATAATTGTTGGTAGATTGGTCAGTATCCAACCAACAAAAATAGTTCCAACAAAGTCCATCACCCTTCCAAGGAATCCCTTTGTTGAAGAGGTAATAGTTCTTGTTGCTCTAGTGGTAAGAGATCCAATTTTGCCTGCTTCAATTACATCTTCACGTTCTCTTCGTTGTACTGCCTGTCTTCTTGTTTCAAATATCTGATCTGATCTTAAAATCGCTCTACTTTTTTCCCTATTATTTAAATTTAAATCAGATACTATTTTACTAGACGTTGAATTAGCACTTCTTAGTCCATCTCCGAAAGACATCAATGACTTTTTGATGTTGCCTAAACTATCACTATTTTTTAAGAGAGCTTGTTGTGACATTATCAGAAGACGTTAAAGATTGTTTTTGTAGTCAAAACGTACATATTAGAAGAATCACTTGTAGCGAATACAGGAATATTTCCGATATTTCCAGATGCAGCAGGGACAGACTGTTGATTAGATTGACCTCCACTAGCTGGTGGAATTGCTATTGGCACAATATTAATCGGATCTTCTTGAGGTGGTTCAGACACTGCTTTCGCTATAGGCAATGATTTCTGTACGGGTGTTAGATTTTCAGGTGAAGCAATTGTAGGTTTTCCAATATTTCTTTCTTCATTGATCATCTTCTGAACTTCATCAACACTAAATCCCATTTCAGATAGTGTTGTATCATCTTTTGATATTTGACCTGGTTCTAATCCTTTTGATGGATCACCTTCTAACGGGATATTTGCAGGTTCTGCACGTAAACTATAATCATACGGTTCTGTTTGATCTCTTGGAACGAACTCATCCTTGTTATTATTTTCAGCAAAGAGAGTATTACCAGAACGAATAGACTCCATAAAGTCTAAACCATATTGTTTAACTTTACCTTGAGGCATGATAAATTCACCATCAGTCAGCATTGCTGGAATTTGATCAATGCCTGGTGTTCCCTCAACTAAACCACCCAAAAACCTTCCAGGTGGTCTAGTGGAATCTGTTTGATTACCTTGTTGACCTTGTTGACCTTGTTGCTGTTGCTGTTGTTGCCCTCCTGGTGGTTGATTTGCATTTGGTTGTTGATTTTGTGGTTCTATTTCTGGTAATTCTGGTAATACAATATTTGCTCCAGGCACATTATTTCGTACATTATCATAAAGATTCTTTACTTCTGTATATAAGAACTTAAGGAATTCTTTTCCTGGTGTTGTGAATAATCCTATAGCAGCAGCTGCAGTGAGTCCTATAGCTAATCTACCAAATCCTCCTGTCAAAACTCTGAGTGCTAGTCTAGAAGCAACAAACACTCCTGTAATGACACCCAGTCCTTTCAGAACATTTATTTTTATTTCCTGTAATTTATCCTTATTTCCTTCAGCATTAGCATTGATTGCATCAATAGCTTGAGAGGTCAACCAACCACCAACAAGTGTTAAAAAGAACTGTCCAAGATTTCCTAAAGTAAATGATGCTTTAGTTGCTAACTTCTGTGCTGGTGCTGTAGCAGCTGCTTCAATCTTTTTCTCAATTATACTTTCCTGTCCCTGGCGAAGTTGCTCTTGTGCCAGTCTTGATTCTCTTGCCTGTTCCGCTTCTTCTTTCTGCCTCTCAACTGCTTGAGAGGTTGCTAAACCTGTACTTATTGCTTGTAACGTTGTATTCAGATTAGCAACTTGAGTGTTGAGATTGTTTATCTGAGAAGCAACCAATCCAAGTTGTAGTGAATTTTGATTCAGTAATTTAGTTGTTACTGGATCTTGTTGAACAGGCGCAGTTGCCCTACCGGTAAACGCAGCAGTGGATAATGTTGATCTGCCACCTAAGATTGGGAAACTACTAACCATTCTGTTGCTGCGCCTTTAGGTTTTCTTCTTCAATGTATTGTTGGAGGAAAGCAAGGTAAATATCTTTCTCCCAAGGTATCATATTTTCTAATTCTGTCAATGAGTATTTATGGTGTTGCATCAAAGCAAAATTAATTCTAAAGTATGACTCGAGATCCGTATGAGCCATACTTACACGAAAAAACTTGCTAATCCCTCAAGTACTACTTCATTTTCAACTTCAGTATTAGGATTTTTGACTGTAAGTGAGTGAGAAAGTTTGGGCATTGTTCCAAAGAAGTTTTCAATTTCTTTGAATTGCTTTGAACTTAATTGTTCAACAAATTCACGAAGTTCTTTCTTAGTACAATCACTTGTAGACCATGATTCCTCTTCACTATAAATCTGCTCAATAGATGCCATAATAACATTGAATGTTTCATCAATATTCACATCAGTCACTGTAAAGTTATTTTTGACGAATTCATCCATTGATGGATATTTCATTCTTAAAGTCAATTGATCATCAAGTTTAATATCTCTAGAGTGATTTTTGTCAAACTTGACTTCAATTTCATCTAAGTTTATAGTGACGGGCACCTTTGTAGTTCCATCGTCTGGGCAAGTTACCATAACTTCTACTTCTTCACCAACAGACTTACCTCGAATGTTGAGAAACAAATATTCAATATCAAATGTGGAAAGTTCCTCTACTTTCACACCCCGTGTTGTAATACAAGATTTAATTACGTCCTTTACTGCACTAGCAATTTGAGACATATCCTCACTCTCCATAGCGATGATGAGGATTTTTTCTTCCTTAACTAAGAATGGTCTATACTTTACTTTCTTCTTAGTAGAAGGGATCACCAACTCATACGTTGGTGTAGAAATTTTTGGTAAAGGCATAATATCCTAAAACAATTCAGTAAAATTATTTAGTTGGGTTATACAGTTCTAAACTCTGAAATAAATGTCCTACTTGAATTTAAAAAATTGACTGTATTTCTATTGAAATTACTTGCATTATTTGATGCTTTTGGTGCAGAAATATTTGAATCATTTACCTTCTGCAAAGCAGCATTGATTTGATCATTTGTACTTTCATTCTGAGTTCCTCCACTATTACTTCGTCCTGTTCCCTCTGGTGGTGGATTTTTATTGTTATCTGTTCCTAAGAAGAAGTCAATAGATCTTGATTGACCAGACATATAACGATCATATTGAAATGTTGCTGTTGCCTTTAATATATTAGACCCTTGATATGAAACAGTAGTAGAATCTAAAGAAAGTGGAAACAGTTTGAAAAATCTATATTCAATATATCTCTTGTAGTCTTTTTCAAACTTAATAATTCTTGTTTCATCGCATTTATATTCAATTGGATATTTCATTCTAAAGTAATATCCATTAAAACGCTCATCAATTTGATCTTGACCCGTCTCTGAACCACTGGCAATAAACTCCATCCAGTGCTCAACAAACTTCAAAGATTTGTATGAGTTATCAACATAAAATTCTAAACTCAGGGGTGTGAATGCTCTTGTATGTGCAAACTTTTCCGCAACACCTGGAAAGTTTCCAACAACATCTGCAGTTGCAAATCCACTTCCTGGTAATTGTGCTCTACTGCACAATAGACCAATTGTTTCTGTAATGTATCTTGAATCAATACCTCTATCACGAAGGTGTTTTCTCAAGTTAGCAGCAAGACCACCAAACTCAACAGAATAATGTGATGTTAATGCAACATTAGAAATTGTTGGTTTGATCTGAGATATTTTTTTAGGTAATGGTCTAGGCACTCTAAATATCTTATAATTGAATGTTATAGTTATTTAGATGTCATACAAGGGAAAATACAAACCTTCCTATCCAAAAAAATATAAAGGAGATCCAACTAATATCATATACCGTTCTCTCTGGGAACGCAAATTTATGGTCTATTGTGACACGAATGAAAATGTTATAGAGTGGCAATCTGAGGAGTTCTGTATTCCATATCGTTCCCCTATTGATAATAAGGTTCATCGTTACTTTCCAGACTTCTTTGTCAAGTACAAAGATATTCACGGCAGGATCAGATCATCTCTAATTGAAGTGAAACCTATGAGACAATGTGCTCCTCCACCTAAACCAAAAAGACAAACAAAAAAATACCTGAACGAAGCATATGAATATGCTAAGAATCAGGCAAAATGGAAAGCAGCGAAAGATTTCTGCGAAGACAGAATGTGGGAGTTCAAAGTCATGACAGAAAAAGAACTTGGTATCAAGTAATGGCACGTAGAAAGAGAGAAACACTCTTACAATCACAACAAAGAAAACTTGCTGAGCAGAGAGCAGCGAAAGCAGCAGCAGAATCTACACAGAGACCTACAGATACTGATGAAGATCGTAATAGAGTTCGTGTCATCACAAATAAAATGATTGGTATAAGAGATCCAGATATTGTTATGAATCAGTTGCTTGAAGTTTTAGAAAAATCAGATGCACCAATCCCAGGAAAACTATACGTCTATAAGTATGTTGCGATTACACCAGGGATTAGATATGATAGGAATCCTGTGGTTCAAATTCGTAACGTCTCTGAAAATGGATGGGTTGGGCAGAACTTTCATTGGTTAGGAAAAGGACCATCAATAAGAAATTATCTTGCAAGTGAAGTTATATCGGATGGCATTTATGAAATATATCCATCAGAACTTAGGGACGTAATGACTTTACCAATCAGAGATTTCAAAGTTGGCGGCTAAATAAGTAAAAAACCATCTAAATGGCAGAAACAAAAAATAATATTATTAAACCAGGTTCTAGGGGAAGTAATAAGATAATTCCTCAAGAAGCAAAGAAAGCAAAAAATTCTGCTAGGTCTCAACAAAAGGCAGGTGGACCACCAGATGATGGACCCGTGATGTTTAGATATCCTCTAGAACGATTGGATGAAACTGTCGATGCTTTGTTTATTTCAATATTTGATCAAGTCAGAAGTAGTGATTTTTTCGCACTGGGTAACTCAGTTAAAAATGACAAAGGAAACGTAGATATCACTAAAATTGGTATTAATGCTTACAGTGATTATGTTGCTGATAATAAGAATGGTGCTCAGAAAAAGAAAAATACAAACGCAGAGTACATTTATTTACCAATACCTCAACAAATTAGTGATGCTTTAGCAGTAAGTTATGGCGATGATACTTTAAATCCAATTCAAGCTGCTGGATTGAGTGCTGCTGCTAAAGTAGTTGATAACCCCAAAGACGCACTAATAGATAGTGCTCAAACTGTAAGAGATATGTTTCAAGGAAAACTAGAGGGAATAGATGAACAAACACAGAAAGCAGTACAATCAATTTTTGCTGGAACTGCACTTAATCAACTCGGTGCTAATGTAAATCCAAATTCTTTGATCTCAAGAGCATCTGGTCAAATTTTGCAATCAAATCTTGAACTACTTTTCAGTGGTGTTACCTTAAGGTCATTTCCATTTGTATTTGACTTTGTTCCTAGAGAAAAGAGAGAAGCAGATCAAGTGAGATCAATTATCAGAACTTTGAAAAAAGCAATGACTCCTAAGTCAAGAACTTCATTGTTTATTCAAGCACCTAAAGTATTTCAATTGGAATATGTGAGTGGGCAAAAAAGTCATCCATTCTTGAATAAATTTAAGTTGTGCTCTCTCACTGATATGGCAGTAAATTACACTGCTTCAGGTACATATGCAACTTATGAAGACGGAACTCCAGTTCATATTCAAGTTCAATGTAATTTCAAAGAGATCAATCCAATCTATGCTGAGGATTACGAACCTCCTGGTAATACAGGACCACTTGCTAACGCGGATGATGCATTCCAGAGCACTGGAGTTGGAGGTGTAGGTTTCTAATGTCTTATTTCAGAGAACTTCCTGATATTCTATATCAGTCAAATCTTTTACATAAAACTTCCTCTAGGGAGTATGTAAGGATTAAAAATATATTCCGAAGAGTCAAGATTCAAGATTGGATTCAAGACAACGTAAACTTTTTTGATAAGTACGTTATTCTTGACACTCAAAGACCAGACAACGTTGCTGAGATATTTTATGGTCAACCTGATCTTGATTGGATTGTCATACTAACTGCTGGTATCACAAATATCAGAGATGAATGGCCACTGTCTAACTATGATCTCTACAACTATGTTGAGAATAAGTATGGTTTGACAGAAATGAATGACATTCATCATTATGAAACTATTGAAGTCAGAGATGCAAAAGGTAGACTTATTTTACCTGCTGGACAAATTGTCAATCAAGACTTCAAAATCTCTCCTCCATATGATGCTTCAACTCAAGCAAACTCCTATACAGGTATCAGAGAATCTTCAAACATTGAATATAAAACTGTCTCTGGAGATATAAATCCTGTAATTGGAATTAGTAACTATGAATATGAGACTATAGAGAACGAAAAGAAAAGAGAAATTGACTTAATGAAACCAGGTTATCTTCAGGTCTTCTTAAATGATATGAGAAACTTGATGTATTACGATGAAAGTAGCAGTTCTCTTGATAATCGCTTAGCAGTTACTGACAACACTCGTTTGATCGGTCCATAAGAGATCTAACTTCTTATCAAATACCATCAC